ATCCAGCAGTTTCGCGGCTTTTTTCGCATCTTCGTAGAAAATTTCGTAGAAATCGCCCATGCGATAGAACATCAGCTCGTTCGGATGCTGATTCTTCAGCTTCCAGTACTGCTGCATCATGGGGGTGTGTGCGGAAAGGTCTATCATTCAATCACTTAGCGCGCTGCGTCTTTTTGACATTGGCGTTTTGTCTAATACTAACCAGACTTTTTCGGCATGTTCGGGGCCTGCGCGGTGGTCGGTTTTTTGCCGCGCAGGTAGCGCGCAGTCATCCGGCTGTCGGTGTGGCCACCAAGTTTCTGAGCATCCTTGCCTTCGCTGTCCGCGTCTGTCAGCGACTTGGCACGCAGGTCGTGGATGCGAACGTCTGCAATCCCTGCCGCGTCCCTGGCCTTGGCGAAGGCATCTTTAACTGTGGCGTATGATACCGGCTTGCCTCCCCCTCGCGTGCAGAACAACGTCAAACCGCGCACTTTTCTTGGTAAGGCCTTGGCCCGATCGATGACGCCCTGAATGTCATCGGTCATGGTCACGATCAGCTTTGCCCCTGTCTTCTGTTGGCGAAACTCGATGCCGGCCGGGCTTATATCGGCCAGGCGTATCGCCAGCACGTCACCAATGCGCTGCCCGGTCAGGTAGCACATTTCAAAAATCACCCGCATGTATTCGCTGCAATGGGTCATGAGCGCCTGAAACTCTTGGTCGGTGATGTAGCGGTCCCGCTTGCTTTCTTCGTGGCGCCTGATGCCTGTGCAGGGGTTGCTGTCGACAAGCTGCCACTCCAGTGCGTAGCTGAAGACCACCCGCAGGAAGGAGAGCACCCGATTGGCCCAGTTGGGCGTGCTGGCCAAGTCCATTTTCACGGCAGCGACGTGCTTTGGCAGAACCTCGTCCGGCTCAAACTCGGCAAAGATATCGCTGAGCCGATCAGCCGCGGCGGTGTATTGCTCGATCGTATTGCCGGCCAGCTTCTTGACCTTGATGTGGTGAGCGAGAGCCTTTTCGATCAGCGCCGGCATTCCGCCCACTTTTGCGCTTGCCGTCTTCTTGGCATAGGCGAGCAGGGCCGCCTGGTAATCAGAGTCGAGCCGCTCCCACTTGCCTTTGCGTACCAGGTAGTAAGCGCCGTGCTTCTGGTACATGCATGCCGGCAGGTGCCGATCCTTCTTGCGTGGGCGCATACTCTTTCCCTCAGGTACCAGTCAGACGCAGCTGCGGCCCCTTCTTATTCGGTTTAACTGACCCCAGGCGAGATAATACGACCTCGCGCAATACTTTGGGGTGTCCATCGCCGCCAACCACAAAGCCAAATCTCTCGGCCTCAAGCCAACGGATTTGGGCGCTCGGCTTCTGGTAGCCAGTCAGCTCTGCTACCTCTTCAGGTGTCATGAACATAGTCGATGCCCTCCACCGGCATGGCCGGCACAGTTTCTTGATGGGTTTTTGATCAGGGTTATGTCCGGAGCTGGTCCGGGTGTTTGGCGCTATGCCAGGAGCTGCTACGGGTGCTTGTCAGTCAGCGTGGCTTCGCAGGACTCGCACCAGTAGTGCTCGATGCAGCTGTTGATAAAGTCGCCGCTGTGGCAGGGGCCAGACTGCGGCGGGATGTGCCAGACCTGGAACGATCCGCACTGTGGGCACTCAAGCTGGGTGGAGTGCATGAACAGGTTATCTATTGGCCCGGTACCGGTTTTGCCGCTGAGTGGTTTCAGGACCATGTCAGACGCTCCAGATCAGGATACCCAGCAGTAACAGGCCAACCACTGCCAGCATGGCGTAGACGGGGCCGGCGTAGCTGGCCAGTTGCTCGGGCTCGCTGCCGAGCTGCTTGCGTGGGTCGTAGGGCATGGCGGTGCCTCCTGCAAAAAGGGGTGACAGGTTGTGGTGTGTAGGCGTGCGCACTCCGCCCCGCGCCTTGCGGGGCGCGGGTTGTAAGGTGTGACAGGTTTATTGCGGCCAGGGGCTTGACAGGCCCGGCCGATTAGCGCGGCTGGGCGTAGCCGCCGCTTAGACCGAGGGCCTGGTGGTTGCTGTAGATCTCGGCGCGCCGGGCATCGAGGACGGTGAAGCTGCGGTTGGCTTCCACCAGTTGCTCCCACAGGGAGTCGAGCACGGGCGACTTGAGCACAAGCCCGGCGGCGGCCAGGCTGTTGCATTCCTTGGTCATGGTGTGCACGCGGGCCATGAGCAGGTAGAGGTGATGCGCCTCATGCGGGCTTAGGGCCAACCCCGGTTTGGATTGCTCGGCCTGGAGCAGTTCACCTTCCAGCGGCAGCCGGGCGACCAGGCTGATGGCGTCGGTGAATTGCGCGGGCTCAATGGCCTTGTAGGTGCGCCCGAATTTGCTCTTGAGGGCCGACCAGCAGGTGATGGCTGCCTTGGCGCGTTTGCTCTCGGGTAGGGCCTCAACTCGCGCCTTGACCAGGGCCTTGATGCTGGCTTGCTGGTCGGCGGTGAGGCCGTTGGGCAGGGCTTTGGTCGTGCGGCGCGATGCTGGTGCTGGTGCATCGGCCTCGCCCTCCAGCACGTCGAGAACCCAGCGGCGGAATTCCTTGGCGACCTTGGTGCGGGCGAACATGGCCAGCAGGTGAGCACCGCGCAGGGAGAAAATGCGGATTTCGCGCTGCTGACCCTTCAACGTCAATTTGACGGTGCAGGTCATTGCAGCGCTGAACTCATCAGCGTTGCGCTCGAATATCTTGTTGATGGCGTCCTCTCTGGAGTAGCCAAGCGCTGCGCCAATCTGGCGAGCCTGTATCCAGGGCTGGCCATTGCGATCAACGATGTCGAACTGGGTGGTGTGAAAGGCGAGACTGTTCATTGTGGTGCTCCATTCTGGGGTTGGAGTTCGCCACCACTGCGACCAAACAGAAAGGTGACGAGCTGTACGCAGGTTGGTCGACCGGGGAATGGAGACCCGGCAGGGCCGAAGCCCTCCCACGCACAGCCCGCCATAACGCGAGCACAAAAAAACCGCTTACGCGGCGCTGTGCGCCATTCATATCCGGGCGACCAAACCCAGGCCGCTGATTTGGCAGCGACAAGAGAAGGCTAAACCCGGAGGCGCAATGCGTCAACGGTACAGTGTGGTTGTGCCGTGGTAGGTGGCCTGGCCTGGAGAGAGGGTCTAGGCTTGCATGACCGCATAAAACAAGGAGGTCTACATGCCAAGCGCCAAGCCAGACAAAGCCGAGATTAAGCGGTTACGCGCCGAGCGTAAGCTGTATTCGCCGCCCGATGAGGATATGCGCGCGGCGTTGGTTGACGAGTGCCGCGCAGTTTGTGGTGAGGGGTTCATCACTCCTGCCGGCACGCACCGGCTGCTGGCCTGGCTTGATCTGCACCCAGAACTCGCGGCGATTTTCCCAAACTCACGCCTGGCCGCCGGCCTGCGCAAAATACTGACCCCGGGCGGTTGGAGCGCAGAGGCCGAGGAGGCGCTTCTGCGGTTTATTGTCGGCTTCTACCTTGAGGATGACCTTGATTACGCCGCTATCAGCCTCGCCGATATGTTCGCGGGACGGCACTTCCTGTTTGGCGACTTATATGAAGGGCTATTCGATTCGCGGCCCGACGAGCTTGTTTTATCGGATCGATTCGTAGCATTCACCGGCAAGTTCGCTAATGACACGCGGCGAGATTGCTTTGAGCAGGCCCAGGCGCTTGGCGGCGTTTGCACGGATGGTGGCTGGTTTGTAGATGTCTTGTTTGTTGCTGACGAGGCCGTGGCTCAACGCGCCACTTCCGGCAAGCTGCTTGAGGCTATCGCGACAAGAGCCATGTTCGGCCGCCTCATGATACTTCGGGAGGCAGACTGGGGGCTGATACGCCCTGGGCGCTGATCACGGCAGTCTCTCCCACACTTCGCTGTTGTCCAAGTGCTGGCGCTGGACGTAGGTGCAGCGGCCGTCCAGGCCCTGCAGTTCACAGGTGCCGCCGGCCTCCAGGTTGAGCACATAGCGCTTGCCGGTTGGCTTGTGGTGGTAGCGCGGGCGCTGGCGGCACTGTTGTTCGATGCGGCGTTGGGTGGCGCTGGTTTCGAGTCCGTTCACGGCTGGTACTCCTGGTGAGGGATGACGTGGCCGCTGGGCTGCTTGAAGCCCCAGCCCTGGCGCTGGCCCCAGGTGGCGAACAGGGTCCAGGCGCCGGCGGGTGATACCTTGGCGATGCGGTGGAATTCACCACGGCCCATGGCGGCCGTGTGGCCGGCGAGGCGCAGGGCGCTGCCGGTGCGTTCGCGCTTCTCCAGGTAGCCGCCGCGCAGCACGAAGGTGCGGAAGGGCCAGGGGTGGTCGTGCATGTCGCGCCCTACGTCCTCGGCCACGATGTGGTGCAGGCGGATCTGCAGCGGGCCGAGCCTGAGCAGCCAGTAGCGCCGCATGTACCAGCGGTCACCCTCCAGCAGCACCGTCTCCGGCGAAAGGCGGACGATCTCGCGGCCGCCGATGATGGCCAGGTGGTCATAGGGTGTGCGCATGGCGCGGCTGATGATCCGGTCGGCAATAGCTGGCCGAGCCAGCTGCTTCGCAATGAAGCGCCAGATGGGGCTGAGCATGGCGGGTTACTCCTGGGGGATGGGTTTGCAGCGCAGGCACAGGCACTCGGCAGCCGGCTTGCGGGTGGTTCGGCAGTAGGTTGTACGGATCATTGCTCCCTCTTCGGATATGTCTTGGTCAGCGCGCCATTCACTCCGTGGCCGCGCTTGAGGATTAGGCGCGCCAGGGCGGCGCGGTCTTTCTGGCTGTGGCTGGCCTGGCTGAGCAGGCCGAAGTAGCTATTGGCGGTTTCGCGCAGCTCTTCTGCTGGTGCTGCAGCGGTGCGCTTGATGGCCTGGGCCACCGAGCGTTTGCGGGTGGTGCGCCGCCAGGGCTTGATGACGTGGCCAACGAAGTCCACGCCTCTATCAACTGGCTGCAGGATGGTTTTGCTCGGGTTGAGGCGAGCACCCAGCGATGGCAGAAACGCCTCTATCTCGGCCCGCCAGGCGTTGAGCTGTTGCGGTGACTCATGCAGCAGCACGAAGTCATCGACATAGCGAACGTAGTGCTTGCAGCGCAGCCGGTGCTTTACGAATTGATCGAGTGCATCCAGGTAAACGTTGGCGAAGAACTGCGACGACAGGTTGCCGATCGGCAAACCCAGCTGGGCAGGCTGCGCGGTCAGGCGCTTGTGCTGCGGCACTCGGTTGAACAGGTGGTTGGGGCTGTGCACCTGGTAGTCGGCGCGCGGGTCGTGCATCAGGATCTGTTCGGCCAGATCCAGCCACCAGGGTTCGGTGATGCGCTTGGCCAGCTGCTGGCGCAGCACCTGTTTGTCGATGGCGACGAAGAAGTTGGCCAAGTCGCACTTGAGATAATGCACCGGCCTTGCCCAGTTCTGGCTGATGCTGCGGATCTTCGATTCCAAGCGCTCGGCGGCGTACAAAGTGCCGCGCCCGGGTATGCAGGCGCAACTGTCCGCTATGAAGCTGGCGTAGAAGCGCGGTGCCACATGGTTGTACAGCAGGTGGTGGACGATGCGGTCGCGGAAGGCAGCCGCCCATACCTCCCTGGCCTTGGGCCGGGTAACCACAAAGCAGATAGAGCGGCCTGGCCGGTAGGTGCCGGCAGTCAGGTCGCCGTGTAGCTGGGTGAGGTTCCGCTCTAGGTCTGCCTCAAATGCCAGCGCGCTGGCGCTGTTGCGCTTGGAGCGCCGGCAGTCGTAGTAGGCCTGGACCAGATCGCGGAACGGGTAGGGTGCAACAGCCGAATCTGCGGACGGGACGGACGAGGAGCTCGTTGTTCTTGTCGTTGTTGTTCTGATTGCCATCATCGAAGTTCATGTTGAATGCGTTGTTGGCGGAGCGCTGCGACCTGTCGTGCTATCTACGTCGCCGGGCCGAAGGCAAAGCCGATCAGCCCGGAAACTGCGCGAGACCTACGCGGACGCTTTAGACCGGCGGTATCTCGGATGCGCATGGCGGTGGCCTGTTGGCCAGCGGCACGACCAGATTCAAATCGCACAGACCTGATCGCCTTGACGGTCAGGTAGCGGGCGCGGTTGCGGTGTAGCGTTTCCAGGCGTTGGCCTGTTTGCCGATGGAGGCGGTCAACTCAATGGCAGCCGCATGCTGCGGAACGCTGATAAAGCGCTTTTCCTTGAACAGTCTGAGCAGGAACTCAATCACCTGCACACGCTCAAGCAGATCCACCAGGTGGGCTGTCTTGTCCCTGGCCGCGTTGGCGCGGGCGATCAGCATCAGTACCGCGATGCATTCCCGCCTGACCTCTGCGGCAAGGCCCTGCTTCAAATCCCTCGGGATGTTGCGGGTGATATCCGTCGAGAAGCTGAGCAGATCAAAGGCCACTTTGTAGATGCTCAAGTCCGTATGCATGGCCATGCCGGCCTCCTAAAAGCGCCGGCCGCAAGCGGCCGGAATGAATGATCGAATTACTGAATGAGCTCGCTGCGGACGGGACGGACGAGGAGCTCGTTGTACTTGCCGTTGCTGTCCTGAGTGCCATCATCGAAGTACAAGAAGAATGCGCCGTAGGCGGAGCGCTGCGAGCTGCTCCAGTACCAGCGCGGCTGGAAGGCCTCAGGCCCGCCTTGCTGGAATGCCTGCAGGGTGGTCTGTGCCGGCGACTCTTTGCTGTACAGGGTGCCCACAGGCATGCTGTTGGGGTTGTCACCGTCACGGTTCCAGCAGTAGTTCTGCTCGGTGGTCGGTTTGAAGTGGCGGTACTGCAGCTCCTGCACGTCGCGGGCGGGGATCGCCCAGTCAGTGAAGCCGCCGATATCCAGGGCCAGCACCTGCTTGGCCAGTTCGCTGCCGGCGTCGGCCATGGCCTCAGTGTTGGCGCGGCTGTCGGTGAAGCTGTCCGCGCCATCGATCTTGACGCCATACTCGCCCCATTCGCCCTCAAGCTCATGTTCACGCCCAGCGGTGATGATCATGTAGCGCTGGCCATCTTGCTGGTAGAAGCCAGTGACGAAGCCACCACCGTAGGCAGTGCCGATCTCTGGCAGGGTTACCGCAGGGGCCTGCTGTTGTGCTGTTTGCATGGGTGCATCCTCTTTTTGAAGGCAACAAAAAAGGCGCTGCTGCGCCCCGAGTTATTGCTGGCCTGGCGGCCAGAATGAATTAGCGAATAATCAAATGAATGCTCTGCGGACGGGACGGACGAGGAGCTCGAGGCCCTTGGCGTCGCTGTCCTGACCGCCATCACCGAAGACCATGAAGAATGCGCTGTAGGCGGAGCGCTGCGAGCTCGACCAGTACCAGCGATCCTTGGTGAAAATGCCCGGCACGTTCAGCCAGCCGTGGTACAGCTCAGCTGCAGCAGGCAGGAAGAAGTCGTTGTGGCCATCGGCGCTGTGCTTCGCTGCTGCCTCGGCCGCAGGGTGGCCGCGCTCAGCCAGCAGTGCCTTGGTATTGGCCAGGCCGTCACGCTTGCAGGTGGCTGCTGACTCTTTCTCGTAGCCGCCCCAGGCGCACTTGTCTGCATCGTGCTTTGCCCAAATCAGGTAATGGGCCGGCACGTCTCCATAAGCAGCCACCAGGCCGCCGTTGATACCGCCTTGCTCTGGCCAGTAAACGCCCACAGCGGGGATGGCTTGGGTGTTCAGCTGCGGTGCTGGTGCTGCTGCCTGCTGGGCAATACCAACCTGGGCCAGTGCCGCCGCCACAAAGGTGGTGGCCACAACATGGGCCGGCACCTGCACTTTGATGCCTTCGGGGGTGGTGATTTTGATCATGTCGCGACTCATAGGAAGTCCTCGCCAGTGGCGTGAAGTGTTGTTGTGGGGTAGGGTTCCGCCGCCACTCTCCCGCCCGAGCGTCAGGCAGGGAGTGGGCGGGTGGGGTGGCGATCAGGCGATAAATGCTTTCGCCGCCAGCGCATTTACCCGTCCGCGCCATTCATCAAGCGAAGCCTGGGTTAGCTGCTGGCAGGGCTTGTGGCATTCCGGCTGGAGCGGGCAGGCATTGCAGCTGCTGCGGGACTTGAAGTTGTAGTGCTGCTCGCAGATGGCTTTGGCCTCGGGGCTGAGTTCGGCACTCATGCTGCTCGCGCTCCATAGTCCGCCCAGCCAATCTTCGGCGCCTTGGTCTTCTTGTTGATCAGCGGCTTACCTGATGCATCCTTGAGCACGCTCTTGAATCGAATATGCAGATCCCGGCAGTCGCCCGCCTTTCGCTGCAGTTCGATCCACTGCTCGGCGTACTGGGGGCGTCAAACATGCCTGACAACTGCTTAACCTTTTTGCCAGCCATCACCCTGTCGGCGCGCTTCTCGCATTCCGCCGCCCACTCGGACGCGGTTAGCTGGATGATGGCCCCATTGTGCGCCTTGGTTGTCGGGGTGTTCTTTTGCGCATCTTTCAGGGCCACTGCGCGGGTCATACCAAACACTGCGAATGTGCTCATGGCTTCACTCCAGTAGATCAAGCGCCTGCTTGATAAGGTCGGTGATGGTTTCGGCGTCTTCTTCGTCCTCAACTGCCCGCCAAAGCAGCTTGCAGGCCTCGCTAACATTGGAATCGAGGGTGTCTTTCTCGCCCTCGATATCCGATAGCTGCTGCTCAAGCCGTTCGATTTCTTCGCGCAGCTCAGCCCGCTCCGCTCCGGGATCAAGGCTGCTTTCGGCTATCCGCCGCGATAGTTCTGCTGCTGCCTCGGGCTCCAGGGCGGCGTAGTGCAGCAGCTCGTCATCCTTCAATGCACCTGCAGGGATGCTCATCGATTTTCTCCAGGCAATAGCAGCCCGCTGCGCTGCTGGCGCTGGGCTTGATTTGGTTCGGAAAAGTTTTGCCGGAAACGGGTAATGATTTTCCGGCTACGGGGCGGTGATGCGGATGCTGCGGCTGATGCCTGGGGTGCGGGCAATCTTGCCGTTGCGCAGCAAGGTGAGTAGGCGCCCCTGGACTGCGTTTTCGTTGATCTTGAACCTGGCAGCAAGCTCTGCGACTGATGGCGAGTAGCCGTTTTCTGCTATGAAGTCGCGGATTGCGGCGAGGGTTTCTGCTTGCTTGTTGTGGCTTGGGCTTGGGTTCATACGCCTATCCTTTGCTGCGAGTTTATGCCTGCTCGCTGATATCAAGCGCGGCCGCGCGGCGGGCGCCTTGCTGGTAGAGGTTGCGCGCCACGTTTTCCGTTATCTCGATTTCGTGGCGCGGCACTTTGAGCGCATGGCCCGAGCCTTCCGGGCCCATGGCATGCAGGTTGATGATCATCAGCTGTATGGCTTCCGAGATCACATTGATGCCGTGCCACTGCATCAGGTCGGCGAGCATGGCGCGGGTGCCAGGGCGTACCTTGTGGCGCAGTTCTTCCTCGCCGGCGGCCAATGCCTTGGCGGCCGACTTTTCTGAGCGCTGCTGGGTGGTCTTGGCCATCACGCCTCCATTTGCATCTTGGGGCCGCGCTCTATCTTGAGATCCACGAGCATGAGCATGACGCGCCGCCGGCTGAGCTTGAGCGCGCTGGCCATGCGGATGATGCTCATCCCGCTGGCAGCCAGCTCGCGCAGCTGCTGCTCCCTCTTTTCTGCCAGGGCTTGGCGCACCTGAGCGAGGTGTTGCTGGTTTCTGGCGATGCCCTCCGGAGAGGTTTCACGCTCCAGCCATCGGGACTCTTTTTCAAAGCGCTCGCGGGCCTTGGCTTTGGCGGCGCGGCGGGGGTGTTTGGCTGGGTCCAGATCGATGGCGCGGCCGCGCAGCTCTTGCTGGTGCTGGTGGCTGCTGTAGGTGGGTTGGCTTTGCATGGCGGGCTCCGGTCAGGCGCTTTGCAGGTGGGTGCCGTTCTCCAGGGCCTGCTGCAGCCACTTGGCCTCGCGGTAGCTCTGGCGAACGCCAAGGCAGCGGCCCTGGGCGTCGACTACCTGGACCATGCCGCGGCCCTTGATGATGACGCGGGTGCCGCCGGCGCCGCGGCCTTGGGTCTGGCGCCGCTGGGCGAACGCCGCGCGGGCCTGGCTGGCAAGGGTGAGCAGGTCGGCCAGCTCGGTGACGCTGGTGCTGGCTTGTTGCAATGCATTCATGGCGTTGCTCCTTTGCTGTACCCATAAGCCAGCCACGCCTCGCCGCCAGACCTTCCGCAAGGTGCGGGTCAGCGGGGCTGCTTATGGGTACGGGGTAGGGGGTGAGTGCGCTGCTTTGGATGACGCGAATATGCAGCGCTTACCCGTCGCACGGGTGCCGGCTTGCGCCTGTTCCGGCTGACCTTCGGGGTGATGAGCCCCTGGCGGCTCCGCTCCTGCGTCACCTGGCCCGATTGCTTGACGCCTCCCGGCGTTGTCCTTCCCAGTGGTAGCGATTAAGCGTCCTACCGGGTTGTGATGCAGACCATTCTGCATCGGACTTGAACCGGGTCGGGCGCGTCCACCCTACAGCCCCCACGCATGGAGGATTCGAACCCCGGCACGGATATCGTGTTCTCAGAGGCGGCCATAACCCTAGTTTCCGCCGCGTGCTCACTACCGCGTTGCATCCCGTCCAGAACTGGCCCGGTTCAAGTCCGATGCAGCCTGCCGGCCTGGAACCCCAGACCCTTATCGGCTCGGAACCCCAAGCCCAAAGCAGGTGATCGGTGCCTTACTGCCCAGGCGGCAAACCTGCATAGCGCCCAGCGTCCGCTCCTGCGTCGGCTGGGTGGCGCCCCCGATTTGTCGGTGGGGGGTTACTTGGCCCTAACAGCGATCATTTCGTCAGCCATTTGGTAAGCGGCGATAGCCATGAGGGTTTCCGCAGTGAAAGACCCTTCGTCGGCCAGTTCCTGGAAGCGAGCAACATTGGCTCGATCAGAAATCATTCCTTGCATCGCCCGCGCCGCGAAGTAATCACGCAGGGACACGCCCTGCCGTGGCCCAATGGTTTCTTTGCGGCCATATTCGTCTTCAAGCTGCACGCCAGGAACCGGAAAGGCCGGCCCGCCGCTATTGTTTATCATTTGCGAAACCTCTTCCGGGTGGGCTTTACCCCGCCAGCTCCTGCTCCCCGCGCCGGTTGATGCGCATCTGGGCGATGCGCGGGGCGCTTGGTGGGCGGCGGATGGATTGGTGCTGGTGCAGGGCCATGCTGTTGAGCAGCATGATCACGGCCAGCGGGGCGACGATGCCGCGCTTGATGGCCTCCAGGCAGAGGCCGCGCACGGTGCGCTGCATGCCGAGCTTGAAGCGTGCCGCCTCCAGGCGCTGGCTTACGGCCTTGGGGCTTACGCCCATAACCCGCGCGATTTCTTTACAGGTCATATCGGCGCAGGCGTAGATCAGGGCCTCCAGCTGGCGCGGGGCCAGGCCGGCGTTGAGCTTGCCGCGCCAGCCGGCGGCTTCGATTGTGTCTTGCATGTGAACCTCCTGTTGCTGTGGCTCCCCCGTTCATCCCAATGCGCCCTGTTGCCAAGGCGCATCAGCGATGCGATTGGGTGGTGCTGCTGGCAACCCTCAGCTACTGGCCTCTTGGGTGCTTGGTGCGTCTGGCTGTCGGTGCCTGATTACTCGCCATCAGGCCGGGCATTGCTTCACTTGGCCGCTGTGCAGGTGGTGCGCCTTCATCTCAGGCATCCGGCAGGGAGCGGGTGGGTGCGCCTCGGTGGGCTGCTGATTCCAGGGGTCAGCAGGTCGAGTCGGCATGGTGACCAGAGCCATGCGTGGGCCGGTTCGCCGGCGATAGCAGTCGTGTTTTGCTTCCGTCGCTCAGCCGGGGCTGTCGGGACTGCGGAAGGTTCGGAATTGTGTAAAGAGCGGCGGCCTTTCGGCCTGGCCGGTTGTGGCCGGCGATGTGGTTAAATTAGCAGCGGTCATATTATTTGGCAAGACCAGCGGTAATAAAAATTACAGCAGGCGTAAAAAAGCCCGCTCGGTGGCGGGCTTGGGGTGGCTGGCTTTTCTTTTAATCGGGCGGGTCTGCTCGCTCAACGCCCAGGATTACCGCCTGCTTGATGCTCGCATCGAGCACCTTGGCATTGATCTTAAGCAGTACAACAGTGCGCTCCCATTCGGCGTACTGAAGGACCTCTTTCATTTCTGCATTCAGGAATGAGTCCTCAACAACCGCCTCGAATTCAAGGCTGCCCTTGTTCTTGCGCACCTTAACCCGGAATTCGTCCGGATTGGATGAGTCAACCCGGAGGATTCGGTAGTAGTCATCGAGGCGCTGCTCAACTGTTTTGCGCCGAGCGTTCGTGATCAGCTCCTGGGCGGTGTCGGCGCTCACAGTCACATCGCCCACCGTCGCTTCTTCGGCAGAAGCAAAGCCCCGGAGCATTTCGGTTCTTGTGTCATATGCCTCGCGACCGACCTGAGCGAGGGCCGGCTGGCGAATCATCATGTTGTCGATGATTTTAAGGCGCTCAGTTTCTTGCTTGGACAGCTGCTCGATACCTTGGAGCAATTCGCGCTGCTCTTCGGTTTTACATTCCGCCTGTCGAATTTCGCGCCGATGGTTGAGGTAGGCGGCGTAAGACGTTTTGCCAACCCACAGAACGCCCAGGCCAAGCACTGTAACGGCGATCATTTCAGGGGTCATTTGCTCTGCTGCCTTTGTTGCAAACTTTACCAAGACGTCTTGGAAGTCTACTTCAAAAATCGAAGATCCTTCCTCAACCTTTACCTCGATTTCAAGCTCTTCACGCTCTTCCTTGGATAGCTTGCGGGTGTCGTCGGTTCCGTACTGGGCAATTGCGTAAGAGCGATACACAAGGCCCTGCAGCTCTATAAAGGACTTCATCACCGTGGGCGTGATCGTACCGTCGAATTTATCGCCGACGAGCCGTACGCGCAATTTTGGCCAGCCCTCAAGCTTCAGATCCCCATCAAGCTTTTCGCCTTCAAGGAAACGCTTGATTGCACCTAGCGCCTGGTCTTCGTCTGTGATTGCTAGCTTGTTATCCACGGAAGTCCCTTTGCTTTTTAAGTTTACTTGGCGATGCTCAGCCCGCGCCGCCGGCGCACGGTTGACCACCAGAACACCCAGCCGAGCATGCGGATGCGGGCGAACTCTTCGGCGGTGAGGGTTTCGTCGGGGAACTCTTCGTCGTTCTCGCTGCGGATGCGCACGCCGCCGCCGGGCAGGCGGTAGAGGTATTTGACGCGCAGCATGCCGTCCTGGTCGAAGGCGTAGATCTCGCCATCCTCGATGTGCGTGGTGCCCCGGTCGATGCCGATGGTGGCGCCGTCCATGATCAGGCGCTCCATGCTGCGGCCCTTGATGGTGGCGCACACAGCGTTGCATTCCTGTACGCCAGACTCGCGCAGGGTGGACTTGGCAAAGCGCAGCAAGCGCCCTGGCACCTCAATAACTTCTGTCGCCCCGCCGCCTGCCGCCAATTCAACCTCCTTGTAGAGCGGTATTGCCACCTCATCATCACCTAGAGGGGTCTTGCTATCCCATGCCGCCATCGCGCCGATCAGTTCGGCGTTGGCTTCAGGTCGAATTGCGGCGCCTGAGTAGATGCCTTTGGGCTCTGCGACTGAGCTCGGGCCGTTAACGGATTTAGCCAGCGATGAGATCTCTTTAGCCAGCCTCGGGCTGAAATCCTGAATCGGCACCTGCAAATACTTTGCAAAAACTGCGGCTGCCTCAGCGTTAAGGGCATTGCGGCCGGTCAGGTAATGACTGGCGGCACTTTGAGAGCTCGCCTTTAGGCCCTCAATCGCTATCAGCTCTTGAGTTATGCCGAGCGATTTCTTTTTTGCCTTGTAGATGGCGTTCAGCGCGGCGCACTCATGCAGCTCATCAGTGCTGAGTGGGCGCTTTTTAGGTTTCTCATTCATCACCTGAGCTTATGACCTTAGGTAATAGCAATCTAAGACCGCTGGTCTTGCTTAAAACAAGACCGCGAGTAATACTTGCGCGGACAAAGAACTTGGAGCGACCCATGAAGCGCACCCCTCTAGACATATTCGTAAGTGAGCGCACTCAAGAAGAGTGCGCTGTATTGCTCGGCTGCACCCAGGGCGCCATCAGCAAAGCTCTGCGAGTTGGCCGTGCCGTGCTGGTCACAGAGCACGATGACGGCACTTTTTCGGCTGAGGAACTACGGCCTTTCCCGTCACGGCAGCAAAACACGGCCGCCTGATCACGGTTTCAGATTAGGGCAGGCGGCCAGCCTTGTTGAGTCGCTTGGCGCCCATGGCTGTTTATCCAGTAACCACAACGCCACCCAGAGAGGGTTTACCGCATGAGCCAGCCGACCCAAGGCATGCAAGCCGAGCGCTACACGCCCACGCCCGAGGATATCGAAGCCATTCGCGCTGAGCTGAATGCCGTTATTGAGCTGATCCATATGGCCAATCGCGGGCTGCAGATGCATGAGGCAGTGAACGGCATCCGGCTGCTTGAGCCGCATAACAGCCTGTGCATCGCCATTCGGGATTTGTATTGGTGTGGCGCTCGCTTGAGTGGCCTGGGGCCCGTTCAGGCCCCGCGCCTTGCCGGCCCTACAAGGGCTTTAATCGTGCGGCATCCAGCAGAAAGCGGCCGTGGTGATCACCTGGCTCGGTCGAATCATCCATGAATATCCCGCTGATCAACCCTCTGCGCCTGAGCTCGCGAACGGCGAGCAGGTTTTGCTCGCGCTCGCCGGCAAGGTTGCAGATTGCCGTAGTGCCGGGGTTGGCGGCGATTTGCTGCAAGACGGAATCAAGCAGGGCCTCGGTTACTTCAAGCGTCATCGGAACCTCCTGGTTCGCTGTGTTGGGTGAGAGCTTCACAGCGTAGCAGGCGGTTCCGACCTTTTTGCAGGCACAAAAAAGCCCGGGGGCAGCCGGGCTTCTTCAACAACTATGCACGGAGTCGATTATGCACGCAGACACCCACCCAGGCAACACCAGTGCCGCGCCACGTTTTCATGTTGCGCAAAACGTGGCGCGCACGATGAGCAGCCGCGAGATTGCAGAGCTGACCGGCAAGCTGCACAAGAACGTGAAGCGCGACATTGCGGCCATGCTCAGTGACCTGAAAGCAGATGCGCTCAGTTTTGAGCGCATCTATCTGGACGGGCTCAACCGCGAGCAAACCGAGTACCTGCTGGACCGTGAGCACACCGACTGCTTGCTGACTGGTTACAGCGTGCCGATGCGCATGAAGGTGATCCGCCGCTGGCATGAGCTGGAGCAGGCCGAGGCCGCTCCGGCCATCCCTCAAACACTCCCCGAAGCCCTGCGCCTGGCGGCCGACCTGGCCGAGCAGAACAACCAGCTGCGCCTGGTGGTGACCGAGCAGGCGCCGAAGGTGGAAGCCCTGGCGCGCATTGCCGATGCCCGCGGCTCGATGTGCCTGACCGATGCTGCCAAGCACCTGGGTGTGCAGCGCTGCAAGTTGATCGATTGGATGAAGGCGAACCGCTGGATCTACCGGCGGGAGGGCTGTGCGCGCTGGCTGGCGTATCAGCCGCGCATGGCGTCCGGCTGGCTGGAGCACAAGGTGACGGTGCTGGGCCTGGATGATGAGGGTGACCAGCGCCTGGCCAGCCAGGTGCGTATTACCCCGAAGGGGCTGGCGGTGCTGGCGCAGAAGATGGGGGGGCACAGCAATGGCCGGTGAGTGGATCAAGATGCGCACCAACCTATGGGATGACCCGCGGGTGTCGCGCCTGTGTGACCTGGTAGACCAGTCCGAGGCCATGGTGGTGGGGGCCTTGTATTGGCTGTGGGCCATGGCCGATGAGCATTCAGAGGATGGCCTGCTGCCCGGCCTGACCCTGCGCACCATCGACCGCAAAACCGGTGTGCAGGGCATTGGCCTGGCGCTGGTGCAGATCGGCTGGCTTACCGAGGCTGCTGCCGGTGTGACGGTGGTGAACTTTGCCGAGCACAACGGGGTTTCAGCCAAGCGCCGTTGCTCGGAGGCCAAGCGCAAAGCGGGTTCGCGCAATGTGTCCGCATGCGATGCGGACAAAAAGCAGACACCATGCGGAGCTAGAGAAGAGAAGAATATAAATACTCTCTCTCAAGACGCGCATGAGCCTGTTGGGCCGGCGGGTGAACAGCCAGCGGATGGTGCGCCATTCGCGATGACCCTGGACTGGGAACCTGATCACCCGCGGTTGAAGGCTGTGGCCTTTCGCGCTGGGTTGACCCTGCAGGCCTGCCTGGATGCCCTGGGGGCGTTCGTGGTTCACCATGAGGCCAAGGCCCTGGCCAAGACCAGTGCCGAGTGGCATGCCGCGCTGGTGGCCTGGGCCAAGCGTGATGCAGCCCGCGGCGCCGCCAAGGTGACCCCGCTGCGCGGCGCTCGACCTGCAGGCCCCCGCGTGGTGACCGTATGAACGGCCCACGCAACGCTGCCCTGGTGGCAGCCAATCTCAAGCCCCAGGCCATGCAGGCAACACCGGCCCCGCAGCAGGTGGTGGTGGACGATGCCACCCAGGCCGCACTGGCCGACCTGATGCGCCGGCTCAAGGGTGTTTACACCGGCTGGCGCCAGGTGTGGCCCACCGAGCAGGAGGAGTTTGCTTGGCAGGACGAGCTGCTGGCCGAGTGCATCCGCTCCGGGGTGCTCAGCCAGGGCCTGATTGATCACGGCATGCGCACGGCTGGGCGGGATCGACGGCCATGGCCACCCACCCCTGGGGAGTTTGTGAGCTGGTGCCTGGCCCCTGATGCTTTCGGCCTGCCGAGCGAGGATGCCGCTTACCGCGTGGCGATGCGCAACACCCACCCCGCCCAGGCCGGCATGGCGCGTTGGCCGCATGCTGCGGTGTACCACGCCGCAGTGGCCTGCGGTTACCTGGCCCTGCAGAACCTGGAGCGCAAGCTGGGCTTCAAGCTGTTCGTCGAAAAGTACCTGGAACAGCGCCGCCGCATGGCCCGGGGTGAGGAGCTGCCGCCTGCGCCGAGTGCCGCGCTGCCGGAGAGGGCAGGGCCGTGCACCCCGGAGGTTGGGCGCGCTGCGCTGGCAGGTTTGCGCGCAAAGCTCGGGCGGCGGGCATGACCCCGGCCCAGGCCGCCACCGTGCGGCAACTGGAGGCCCAGGGCTTTGCCCAGGCCGAGATTACCCGGGCGGGCATCGGCATGGCCAAGGGCAACGATTACCGGGTTGTGAGTTCAACAGGCCGCGTGCGGCGTGGCGTAGGAGCAAGGCGATGAGTGAGTGGCAGGCGCCGGAAACGGCACCTAAGGATCGCTTGATCCTGGGCGATGTTGGGCTGCCATGGCCCACGGTTGTGCTGTGGAGCGAGTACATGGGCAAGTGGGCGGTGGCCGAGGTGCAGTGGAGCGTTTGCGAGGGCCAAGCCGACCCGGGCTTTGTTACTGAGTCGGAGCAAGAGCTGACGGGCTGGATGGAATTACCGGAGGTGGCGCGTGGTTGAGGCAATCACCTGGAAGCCGAAGATCGACCGGGACGGCAAAGAGATCCCTGGCTGCTTTATCAGCGATTCGGGCTACACCGTGGCCAGCGCCTATGTGCCTGAACCACGCTTTACGCTGACCCGCCCCGGCGGCTCGGCCCCATTCGCCTACACCGACCGCAAAGGCGACGTGAATAGGCTGGTGCGGGCCGACCTGCAGGCTGCCGGCGAGGTTAAGGCCTGATGGCGGCGAAGAAGGGCGGCATGCGCACCACGGGGGATGTGGTGGGGTGGTGGCTGGAGCGGCTTGAGGGTGACACCTCGCGCTCCACCAAGTACCGCAAGAGCATGAGCTGCGTGATGCGCAAGCATGTGCTGCCCAGGGTTGGCAAGGTGGCCGTGCGCCGCCTGGATCGGGTGACGCTGGATGACTTGCTGGTGTGGCCGATGCACCAGGAGCTGGCCCCGCGTACGGTGCAGAAGGCCCTGCAGGGGCTGCGCCAGGCCTTCGCCATTGCCGAGGAGCAGAACCGGGTGGAGGTAAACCCACTGGCTGGCACCACCTTCAAGAACTTCTACAAGGGCAAGCTGCGGCCGAAGCCGGCGGCGCTGTCGCGGGTGGACCTGCCGGGCCTGGTGCGTCAGCTGGTGGACGCCTTCAATGCTGACCCGGCCCGGGGGATGCTGCCGCTGATGATGCTGGCCCATGGCACGCGCATCACTGAGACCCTGACTGCGCGCTGGTCGCATATATCCCTGGATGAGCGGGTGTGGGTGCTGCCGGAGGCCAACACCAAGAGCCGCCGCGAGCATGTGCTGCCGCTGACCGCTCAGGTGCTGGCGCTGATCCAGCGTTACCGCCAGGCCTTGCCGGATGTGCGCCTGCGCGCGCCGTGGGTGTTCCCGGTGCGGGGTGGCTCGCGGATGGCGGAAACCAGCGCCCATGAGTTGATGCGCCAGGTGAGTGGGCGGCAGTGGACCAGCCACGACCTGCGCAAGCTGATGCGCTCCAGCCTGGCGGATATCGGCATCGATCACGGCATCGGCGAACTGCTGATCAACCACACCCTGGGCGTGGTGGCTGAAACCTACCTGACCCGCGATGCGTTGGAGCGGCGCCGGGAGGCGTTGGAGCGCTGGCATGCGCGGCTCGATGAATGCGGCTTTGCCGATGCGCACGGCTTAAAAGTGGCTGCTCCTGCAGTTCTGCAAAACAGCGAAGCGCCAGAGTCGGCGGGTGGTTGCGGCGTTTTTGGTGTTTCTACGGGGGGAGAATGAAGGAAGGGCAAAATGGCGCAAATCAGGTGCTGCTGGGCTGGCCTCCGAAGGTGCTGAGCCCGAATGCCCGCACCCATTGGGCGACCCGGAGCAGGGCGGCCAAGGCCTACCGCTACAGCTGCTTTATGGCGGCCAAGCTGGCGGGGCTGGTTGCGCCGGCTGGCCGCCTGCTGCTGGTCATTGAGTTCCTGCCGCCGAACCGCCAGCGCCGTGACGATGACAACCTGATCGCCGCCTTCAAGTCGGGCCGCGATGGTCTGGCCGATGCCCTGGGGGTGGATGACTGCCACTTTGTGACCCAGTGCAGCCTGAGTGATGAGGTGTGCCCGGGTGGGGCGGTGAGGGTGACCATTCAGCCGTTTGCGGGGGCAGCGTGATGAGTCGGCAGGTGGCGGTGATCCCGCTGGCCCGGTGCGAGATATGCCAGGGCCAGGGCGTTATCAAGGGCATCTTCCACACGATGGAGTGTGCCGGCTGCAACGGCGCCGGCCTGATCGATCGCGACAGCTGCGAGGCCCTGAGCCATGCGGCAATGGTTCAACAGCTGCGGGTGCGCCTTAACCGGGCGAACCGGCAGATCGAGCAGCAGAGAGAACAACTGGAGCGCGCAGGGCTTTTGCCTGTTACAGGGCCGGCAGCGGACTACCAGGGCAACAACAAGAAGGGCGCCGGCGGGGCGCACTTCACTGGCGATTGAGGGGGGGTGGTGATGGGCGTTTATCGTGATGTGGGTCATGTAGTGGCGAGGGTGATGAGCATCGAGACTATCGATGGCACGAAGAAGGCAGGGTGGCAGAGCCGGTATCAGTCCGGTTTCCCTGAGTCCTGCCCAACGGGTGGCGGCCTTTCTGCTCATGAGCGGCTGACTCAGGACAGCATGACCCGCGCGGCCCTGCACCGAGAACTGCCCGAGCTGGCCTGGCGGCTGCTGGTCGCCCGCTACAGCATCAATGACATTGAGGTCGCCCAGGCGATCCACTGGCTTGTGCCTCGGGTGGTGTGCCCTGGCCACCATCTGTTCAAAATGAAGTGCGTCACTGCGTGGGCCATTCCGCGCCGCCTGGGCCCTGCCTTTTATCAGCTGCACACCTGGGACGCCGATGGCACGCCGGAGCGCACCCTGCGCCGCTGGCGGCAGGAGACCAAGCGCTGGCTTGAGGATCAGCTGGATGCTGCTTTCCGGGCGGCGACCCCGCTTCTTGAAAGCCGCGGCCTTATCGAAAGCTCTGCTGCTTGACACTTTGGCCGAGTGGCCGTATGTTTTGCCAATCTGCGGTTTGGTGCGTGAAGCCAAGCTGCAAAACAAAACCCCAGCCCTCGCGCTGGGGTTTTTTGTTTCCGATCCCTCAGCTGTTCCCCAACAGCTTTTCGCCCGCCGTCACACGCGGGCTTTTTATTAAGGTGTGCTTATGGACCCGACTACTGCAGGCGGCGCCTTGGCGGCGAAGTTTGGCGTGGCGTTCGCTGGGTTTGTGGGCGCCATTCTGTCCTTGAGCTTCCTCAAGGGCCTTACACGCGGCCAGGCCTTCTGCGCTGTGCTGACTGGCTTCTCATGTTCGGTGTTCCTCACGCCGCTGCTGGTCGCCTACTTCAGCCTGCCTGCCGATGTTGAATCACGCTATGGAGTGGCCTTTCTTGTGGGGCTGCTGGCGATGAACCTGATCCCAGGTGTAAAGGCGGCCCTGGAGCGTTTGCTCGCTGCCCGGAGTGCCTGATATGTCGACAGTGCTGCTTGGGCTCGATGCCCTGATGGTTGGCCTGATCCTGCTGGCGTCGCTTGACTACCTGCGCGTGAATCAGTTTCTTGAGCGCCCCTGGCAGTGTGCTGCTTTTTTCATGCTGGCCATTGCCGCATTCGGCCTGCTGTTCGAGCGCTTGGGCGGCGTATCGCCATCCGCGTGGGCGGTGCTCTTTCATCTGAGCTTGATCATTTATGCCGCGGTGCACAGGTGCGAGATATTCGATCGCGACTGGCTGTGGACCGGGGCTGAACGGCGCCGGACATGATCCGCATCGTCGCTGAAGGGGTAGAGCAGGCCAAGGCAGAACTGGCCCGCTATGAAAAGCAGATTCCGTTTGCCACGGCCCTGGGTCTGACCAGGACTGCCGAGCTCGCCAAGCGCGCCCTTGAGGATGAGATGCGCAGCGTGTTTGACCGACCAACACGCTGGACCCTCAATAGCCTGAGGCTGTTCCCCGCCAAGAAGGGCAACCTGGTCGCGCGGGTGTGGATGAAGAACGATGCCGAGAAGTCGACACCACCCACTCGCTGGCTTAACCCTCAGATCGAAGGCGGTAAGCGGCAAGACAAGCGCGCAGAGAGGCTGCTGAGAGATCGCGGCATCCTACCGGATGGCAAGTACGTTGTACCCGGGCGGGATGCAAAGTTGAACGCCTACGGCAACCTAAGCCGCGGCCAGATCCAGAAGGTCCTGTCTGGTTTAGGCGCCCAGTTCGACAAGTACCAGAACAGCACAAACAGCGCGCGCAGCGCCGCGAACAGGCGCGCCTACTTCGTCCTGGGGCGCGGTGACTCGGCTATCGGGATCGCCCAGCGCACCGGACGGCGCAGCATCAAGATCATCCTGGCTTTCGTTTCTCGCCCCCGCTACTCGCAGCGCCTGGACTTCTATGGGGTTGGCGAGCGGGTGGCCGCAGAGAACCTTGGTCGTGAAGTCGTCAAGGCTATGCAGCAGGCCCTGGCCACAGCCCGGTGACCCCCACCCTTTGGGTCCTCCCGAGGGGGTGGGCCATTGCGGGTAATTCGAGGCCCGGTTTTTCGCTTCGTATGAACTTTTTCCGGGGTAGGCGCTTCCGGTTCCGGCTGGGGTAATCATGGCAACGCAAGTCGAAGTGGCGCAGCACATTGATCTGAGTGATCGACAGGTGCGCACCCTGGTTGCAGATGGCGTCCTGCCTGCCTCAAAGGGTGCTGGCGGTCTCGATCTTGACGCCTGCCGTTTGGCGTATATCCGCTATTTGCGCGGGCTCAGCAGCGGCCAGGTGCGGCCGGAAGTACCCATCGAGTTTGGCGCGGTTGATCCGCAGCTTGAGGCGCGACTGACTCAAGAGCGCTTGAGGCTCACGGCCGCACAGGCCGAAGGGCAGGAACTCAAGAACGAGGTGACCAAGCGCCAGTCGGTGCCGGTCACGTTTGCCACCTTCGTGCTGTCGCGCCTTGCCGCAGAAATAGGGTCGATCCTAGACACCCTGCCGCTCACATTGAAACGCCGGCACCCTGACCTTGAAGTCAGGCACATTGAATCGGTACAGCGCGAGCTGGCAAAAGCTCGCAACAGGTCGGCGACCCTGGATGATCGCTTGCCTGGATTATTGAATGAGTATCTCGACGCCACAGATTGAAGAGCTGGCGGCAGCGGTTCGTCATGGCCTGGTGCCGCTTATGCGGCCCGTGCCACAGACGCCTGTCGAGTGGGCTGATGAAAACTTCTATCTGTCCAGTGAATCGAGCTACCAGGAAGGGCGCTGGGAAACGCTGCCGTTTCAGGTGGCCATGCTCAACGCCATGGGCAATGACGAGATCCGCACCGTCAACGTGATCAAGTCGGCCCGGGTGGGCTACTCCAAGATGCTGATTGCGGTATCGGCCTACCAGATCGAGCACAAGCGCCGGAACATCCTGATCCTGCTGCCTACCGATGGCGCCGCCAAGCGCTTTATGAAGTCCCAGGTCGAAACCATGATCAGGGACGTGCCCAGCGTTTATGAGCTGGCCCCCTGGTATGGCAAGAAGCACCGCGACAACACACTGGATACCAAGCGCTTCAGTCACTCAAAGCAGCTCTGGTGCCTGGGCGGTGCGGCGGCGAAGAACTACCGCGAGAAGTCGGTCGACACCATCATCTATGACGAACTGGCAGCATTTGAGCCGGACGTAGAGAAAGAGGGCTCGCCGACCTTCCTGGGTGACAAGCGGATCGAGGGTTCAACCTTCCCGAAGTCGATCAGGGGGAGCACGCCCAAGATCAAAGGCACCTGCCAGATCGAGGCCGCTGCCAGCGAATCGCCGCACCTGCTGCGCCTGCATGTGCCATGCCCTCACTGCGGTGCCGAGCAGCATCTGGTGTGGGGTGGCAAGGATTGCGCCTACGGCATCAAGTGGGAGCCAAGCGCGCCACAGAACGCCTGGTACGAATGCGCGGCCAACCACTGCAAAGTGCAGCAGCACGAAATGCAGGAGCAGCACGCCAAAGGCCGCTGGATATGTGAGCGCACCGGCATCTGGACGCAGGACGGCATTGATTTCTTCGACACAGAAGGCCAGCCGATCCCCACCCCGGAGTCGCTGACCTTCCATGTCTGGACGGCCTACAGCCCGTTCACCACTTGGGGCCGGATTGTCCTCGACTTCTACAAGGCCAAGGACGACTACAGCAAGCTCAAGACCTTCACCAACACCACGCTTGGTGAGACCTGGGAAGAAGACCAGGGCGAGAAACTCGACTGGGAAGCGCTTTATGGGCGCCGCGAAGTCTGGACGGGCGAAGTGCCACTGCTTGGCGCCGTGCTGACCGGTGGCATCGATACCCAGGACGACCGATATGAAGGCCGTGTGTGGGCCTGGGGGCCGGGTGAGGAAGCCTGGCTGGTCCATCGCTTTGTGCTCATGGGTGACCCGGCAAGCGAAGAACTGCGCCGCAAGGTTGGCGTTGAGCTGCAACGGCAGTTCACCCGCGCCGATGGGCTGGTGATGAAGGTTGACCGCTGGGCCTGGGACTCGGGCGGCCACTACACCGATGAGGTGTACGGCGAGAGCATCCGGCACGGCGTGATGTGGGTCGTGCCCACCAAGGGCGCCAGCGTTTACGGCAAGCCCATCGCCAACATGCCGCGCACCCGCAACAAGTCAAAGGTCTACCTGACCGAGATCGGCACCGACAACGCCAAAGAGCTGATCTACAGCCGGCTCAAGCTGCAACTGGATACCGCCCGCTCGCAGATTGCCGAGCCGCAGCCTGGGGTGATCCACCTGCCTGCCAATGATGAGATTTGCGACGAAAGCGAAGTCCGGCAGATGACCGCTGAATCCAAGGTGGCCAAGTTCGTGAACGGGCGCCGGGTGAACAGATGGGATGCCCGAGGCCGGCGCAACGAAGCACTGGACTGCCTTGTAGGCGCCCTGGCCGCCCTGCGGATAAGCCAGCAGCGCTTTGGCCTAGACCTTGATCTGCTCGCAGTTGAGCCGAGCACGGGCGGCGATAGCGCAACCGGCACACAAGAACGGCCAAGGGCCAAATCAAAATACTGGAAGCGATAGCAATGGCCTACACCCACGAACAGTACCAGGCCCTGAAAGAGGCCATCGCGGGCGGGGAACTGGCCGTGCGCTATGCAGACCGCAGCGTGACCTACCGCAGCGTTGCAGAAATGCTGCAGATCCTGCGGCTGATGGAAAGCGAACTCGGCATCAACGCAGACGCCAACCGTGGCCGGCGCCTCACCTCCTTCTCCAAAGGCTACTGACATGCGAGTGATTGACACCCTGTTTCCCGGCTTCGCCGCGAAACGCGCCCAGGCTCGCGTCGAGAAAATCAAGGCCGACCTGATGCACGCGGCGCTGTCGCGCAGATTCGAAGGCGCCGCCGGCGGCCGCCGTAACGATGGCTGGCGCGCAGCCGGCGCTGACGCCAACGCCGAGAACGCCCCCGCGCTCTCTGTACTGCGCAATCGCGCCCGCGACCTGCGCCGCAATAACCCATACGCTGAGCGGGCCATCGCCGGCATTGCCGACAACGTAGTGGGCGCCGGCATCGTGCCGCGCCCCATGGCCGCGAAAGATCGCAGCAACAAGCGCTTGGGTAGCCTGTGGGCTGACTGGGCAGAGACCCTGCTGTGCGATACCGATGGCCTGGAGAACTTCTACGGCCTGCAGCACAAGATCATGGAGTGCGTGGCTGAAAGCGGTGAGTGCCTGGTTCGCCGCCGCCGCCGCTACAGCTCGGACGGCCTGCCCGTGCCGCTGCAACTCCAGGTGCTGGAGCCTGACTTTCTGGACGACGCCAAGACCGGCGCCACTGGACAAAACCAGATCATCCAGGGCGTGGAGTTCGACGCCCTTGGCAAGCGCGTAGCCTACTGGCTGTTCGATGAGCACCCCGGCTCAAGCAGTTCGATGCGCAGTATCGACTCGCGCCGCATCCCGGCAGATGACGTGATCCACATCTTCCTGCCCAAGCGGGCTGGCCAGGCTCGCGGCTACACCTGGTTCGCGCCCGTCATGCAGCGCCTGAAGAACTTCGACGAGATGGAAGATGCCGTGATGGAGCAGGCCAAGATTGCCGCCTGCTTTGCTGCATTCATCACGCAGGATGGCAGCGGCGGCACCGCCAGCAAGCGCCCACCGCTCATTGAGCGCATTGAGCCCGGCATCATCCAAGAGCTGGCCATGGGGGAGAGCGTCAGCTTTGCTGCGCCGCCAACCTTCAACGGCTACCAGCCGTACAGCTGGCAGTCGCTTCATGCCATCGCGGTCGGCCTCGGCCTGCCCTATGAACTGCTGGTGGGCGACCTCAAGGGCGTCAACTTCTCCAGCGGCCGCATGGGCTGGCTGCACTTTGCCAGGCGCGTGGATGTATGGCAGTGGCGCATGCTCATTCCGCAGCTCTGTGAGCGCGTATGGCAGTGGTTTATGGAGGCCCAGGCACTGCTGCCGGGCGGCGAACTGGCCGAGGTAAAAGCCGAGTGGGTGCCGCCGCGCCGTGAAATGGTCGACCCCAAGGCCGAAACCGACAACGTGAAAGAGCGCCTGCGTCAGGGGCTGCTGACCTGGCCCAACGCCCTGCGCGAGCTGGGCATCACCAACCCGCAAGAGCATGCCGAGGAAATCGCCAAGGCCAACGCCCTGTTTGACCAGCTCGGCCTGGTGCTGGATTGCGACCCCCGCAAAACCACCGGGGCAGGCCTTAGCCGCGACCCTACCAGCGGCCAGGGCAATGCCGCCCAACCAGAGAGCCAGGAAGATGACGACACTCAACCAGACACTTGATACGCCCTTGCAGTGCATGCGCGCCGCCGTGCGCCCAGGCACCGTCAACATTGAAGACCGAACCGTAGAAATCACCTGGACCACCGGAGCACGCGGCAAGCGTTACTCCTGGTCGATTGGTGAGTACCAGGAAGAACTGGACGTAGCTGAAACCGCCATCCGGCTGGAGCGCCTCAACAACGGCGCGCCCTTCCTGAACACCCACAGCCAGTGGGATCTGGAAGACGTGATCGGCGTGGTTGAGCGCGCCTGGATCGAGGGCGGCGAAGGTCGCGCACTCATCCGCTTTAGCCAGCGCCCAGAGGTTGAACCCATCTTCAAGGATGTGAAGGACGGCATCCTGCGCAACATCAGCGTGGGCTACATCGTGCATCGCTATGTCCTGGTCGAAGACGGCGAAGACACCACCCCGATCTACCGCGCCACAGACTGGGAACCCACCGAGCTGTCGCTGGTGCCAATCGGCTTTGACGATGGCGCCAAAGTGCGCAGCGCCCAGGCCCCTGCCGACTACCAGGGCCAACGCTTCCAGACCATTTTCGAAACTCGCCAGGCACAAGAGCCTGATGAGCAACCGGCCGCCGTGGCCACCACCCAAGAGGAAACACCCATGACCGAAGAAGAAAAGCGCGCGGCCGAGGATAATATCCGCCGTGAGGCCCAGGATGCAGAGCGCAAGCGCTGCCTGAACATTCGCCAAATGGCCAAAAAGGTCGGCATTGATGAGGCCTTCGCAGAAGACCTGATCGAGCGCGGCGTATCCACGCAGGACGCCAGCACTGCCATGATCGACAAGCTGGCCGAAGCCCACGCTGCCGCCCAGCCCACCACCCGCAGCGCCCAGCCTACTCGCGTGACCAGCGACGTGGACCAGGCGGTAGTCACTGCCAAGCGCAACGGCATGCTGAACGCACTCCTGCACCGCTGTGACCCCAGCGTCAAGCTGGAAGAAAGCGGCCGCGAGTTCCGTGGCATGCGCCTGATCGACATGGCCCGCGAAAGCGTAGAGCTTGCCGGTGGCGCTGTGCGCGGCATGACCCCGCAAGAGGTCGCCCGCGCCGCCCTGGGTTGTGACCGCCAGGCCTTCCGCGCTGCCGGTATGCACACCACCAGCGACTTCCCCCTGCTGCTGGGCAGCACCGTCAACCGCACCCTGCGCGCAGGCTATGAACTGGCCCCGCAAACCTGGCGCCCGCTGGGCCGTCAGACCACCGTGCCTGACTTCCGTGAAGTGACCCGCGTCGCCCTTGGCGATATCTCCGCACTGGAGAAGGTCAACGAACACGGCGAGTACAAGTACGGCACCATGGGTGAGGAAGGCGCCCCGATCAAGGTCGCCAAGTTCGGCAAGATCATCGCCATCACCTGGGAAAGCATCGTCAACGACGATCTGGCCGCGCTCACCCGCGTACCTCAAGCCCTGGGCGCAGCTGCGGCGCAGACCGAATCCGATCTGGTATGGGATCTGCTGCTCACCAACCCCAACTTTGTGGACGGCAAAGCGGTGTTCCACGCCGACCACGGCAACCTGGCCGCCGCTGCCGGCGCCATCAATACCACCACCCTGGGCGCCGCCCGCGCCGCGATGCGCAAGCAGAAGTCCAAGGCGGGGCATTACCTCAACCTCGGCCCGCAGTTCCTGGTGGTTGGCCCGGACAAAGAGTTGGAGGCCTTCCAGTTCACCAGCTCCAACTATGTGCCGGCCAAGAACGCCGACATCAACGACAGCCGCAACACCTCGCTGGGCGTGATCGTTGATGCCCGCATCACTGGCAACCAGTGGTACCTCTATGCCGCCCCGGGCATGGTCGACACTTTCGAATATGCCTACCTGGAAGGGGAGCAGGGCGTATTCACCGAGACCCGCGAGGGCTTCGAAGTGGATGGCATGGAGATCAAGGCCCGCCTGGTGTTCGGTGCCGCCTGGATCGACTACCGCGGCGTCTACAAAAACGCCGGGGCTTAACGCCACAACAATCGACTAAGGGCGCCTGATGGCGCCCTTGTCGTTTCTGCATCCAAATTCGAGGAATACCCCATGAAAAACTTCGTTCAACAGGGCGACATGATCACCATGATCGCCGCCGGCGCCATCGCCTCTGGCGAATTGGTACGTGAAGGCAGTCTGATTGGCGTTGCAGCCACTGACGCCGCGATTGGCGAGGCCTTCGAGGCCAAGACCACTGGCGTGTTTGACCTGCCGAAAACCAGCGCCCAGGCCTGGACTGTAGGCCAGCCGGTTTACATGATCAGCGGCAGCGGTCTGCTCACCAATGTGCCCGGTACCGGTAACTACCTGGCTGGCGTGGCAGTGGCTGTGGCCGCCAACCCGTCTGCAACTGGTCGCGTGCGCCTCAACGGCTCGCTTGGCCACCCGGTAACCGCCTAAGCCATGGCCTGGGCAGCAATGCGTGACCGCATGCACCAGCGCGTGGTGGGTCGCCTGAACGATGGCAGCGCCCAGTACCAGCCGCAGGCTGGCGCTGTACTTGCCGGCATTGAGGTGATCGTTGATCACAACCTGATGCAGAACGGGCCGGAGGGTGTCTTCCGCAGCAATGCGGTGGGCATCAGCTGGCGCAAAGCGCAACTGCCCAAGGCCGAGCGCGGCGGCGTTTTCCTCCATTGCGGCGTGAGCTATGTGGTGGAAGAAATCATCGCCGATGACGGCCACATGATCACCGCCGCCTGCATGGTGAGCCCATGACCCTCATCACAGATGTGCGCCTGGCCCTGCTCGATCAGCTGCAGACCATCCTGGCCGCCAACGGCTACGCCACCAGCGCGGGCAGCAATGTCCGCTCTGGCTGGTTTAACGAGGTGATCAAGGTGCAACCCATCGGCGATGGGCTGATTGTTGTGCAGCGGGCGCCGGTTGCATCAGCGCCATTGGCGGGCCCCGGCGCCATCAAGGTCAGCCTGGCCTACTCCGTGGTGGGTGCGGTAGAGGCGGGCCTTGATGCCTATGAAGCCGCCATGGAAGCACTGGAGGCCGACCTGCTGTCCTGCCTGCTGCCTGAAGAAGGCGAGCGCCCGCGCTGGCTCCCGGCGGGCTGCTCGGGCCTTGAGGTAGGAGCGCCCGAGGTATTCCCCCCGGGGGATGGCCAAGCCGCAACCACCGTACTGGTGCCCATCAAGATCACCGCCGTCATCAGCCGGCAAGGGTAACCCCGTGAGTAAAAAAACAACTCCAGCCCAGGCTGGGGCGCTCTCTGTCGTCCTGCAAAAACCCCATGAGCATGCCGGCGCCATTCGGCAACCCGGCGAAACCATCACCGTCACCGCCGAGCAAAAGGCCTGGCTGCAAGCCCAGGGCGTAATCGGCAAACAAGAGGAACACAACAATGGCTGATTTACGCGGCGCGTACCTCGGTACCGGCAAGCTCTATCTGGAAGATCTGGACAACCCCAAGGGGCTGATCCACATCGGCAACTGCAACAGCTTCAGCTATGAAGCCACCACCCAAGAGATCGAAGAGCAGGACTACACCAGCCCAGGCGGCGGCCTCGATGCCTCTGTGCTGCGCATTCAGGCACTCAACATCAACTACAACGCCCGCCACTTCAAGGCCGAGAACATCGCCCGCGCGGTGTACGGCATCAACACCGATGTGGCAGCCGGCACCGTAACCGAGGAAGCGCACACCGTATTCCCCGGCGCCCTGGTCGACCTCAAATACCCCGGCGCTGCCGCCGTGGTTATCACCCCCGCTGCCGGTGGTGCCGCCCTGGTGCTGGATACCGACTACATCATCAACGCAGCCGGCTACCCGGAGATTCTGGAAGGCGGCGCGGTAACCGGCGCGGGCCTGGCCGTAAAAGTGGCATACACCTACTCGGCCCACGCTTCCGTGCAGGCTCTGGTGGCCAGCGGCAAGCGCTTCCGCCTGAAGTTCCTGGGCCTCAACGAAGTACGCTCCGGCAAGCCGATGGTGATCGAGGTGTTCCGCGTGAACCACTCGCCAGCCTCGATGAGCCTGATCGGCGACGAGTTCCAGGGCATGGAGTTCACCGCCAAGGCTGAGAAAGACCAGACCAAGCAAGGGACTGGCCTGTCGCAGTACATGATCATTCAGGACGTGGCGTAACCGCCCAAAGCAGCCCAAACCCGCTCCGGCGGGTTTTTTATTGCCTGGAGATTGGCATGAGCGAGTTGGAAATTCTGTTCCCCGAGCCGGTAGTGGTGAAAGTTGGCCGCCAGCGGGTGAAGGTGCGCCCGGTATCCCTGCGCGACTTCGACAAGTTTGGCCGTGCCGCAGGCTTGGTGATTGCCATGGCCACCAGCCAGACGGTTGAGCAGCTGTATGCCTATGCCTCGCGCAATGGTGTGCTGATGGAGGTGCTGGGCCGGGCCACCAATTTGAGCGGCTGGCGTATTCGCCGCCTGCCGGCGCCTGTAGCCGTGGCGTTGATGCTGCAAGTGATCAAGGTGAATTCCGGTTTTTTCGAGCAAGCCCTGGTGGACGCGGAAAAAGCGCTGGCTGGGGCCGAGTCGCCCAGCAGCTGATTGCAGCCGGCCACCGCTGGGCCGATGTTCAGGACTACACCCTGGCGCAGATCGAGCTGTTTGCCGCCGAGGCCGACTCGGTAGAGCTGGACCGTACCCGCGCGGCCATTCTCGCAGCTAGAGCCGCGCAGGCCGACCCGCAGAATTTCAAGAAGATCATGAGAGAGCTTGGCGATGAGCAATAAGGTCACCACCCAGCTGGTCATCGACGGCAAGAACACGGCCGGCGCCGCCTTCAAAGCGGCCGACCGGCAGCTGTTCAACCTCGATTCAATGGCCAAAAAGGCCGGTGCCTCGATTGCGGCCGCGCTGTCTGTTGGGGTCGTGGCCACCTGGGTAAAGCGCAGCATCGACGCGGCAGACGCCGCCCGCAAGCTGGCCCAGGGCGCCGGCCTGACCACCCAGGCCTTTACCGGGCTGGAGTTTGCCTTTAGCCAGAGCGGGCTGGGGCGTGGCGAGATGACCAAGGCCTTCACCCAGCTCAACCGCGCCATGGTACAGGCCGGCGAGGGCGCTGGCCGCCCGGCTGAGGCGTTCAAGGCGCTGGGGGTTTCCGTACGCACGGCAGAAGGTGCTATCCGGCCCGCTGACCAAGTGCTCAGTGAGCTGGCCGACAAGTTCCAACAGCTGCCTGATGGTGTGGAAAAGAGCACTTTGGCCGCTGATCTGTTCGGCCGCAACCTTGGCAGCAAGATGATCCCGCTGCTGAACGCTGGCAGCCAGGGCATTGCTGACCTGGTGGCCCAGGCCGAGCGCCTGGGGCTGGTAATCAGCGATGAGCAGGCTGCAAAGAGTGAGCAGTTCAACGATCAGTTGGCCACTCTGGGCAAAGTATCCGATGGCGCGGGCAACACCATAGCCCGCGAGCTGCTGCCTACCATGACCGAAATGACGGGCCTGCTGGTTGATCTGAGTGAGGACGGCGAGAGCGCCAAAGTGGTGGCTACCGCCCTTGGTTACGCAATGAAGGCTCTGGCCATTGTCATGGTGATTGTGGGCGCCTCTTTCCAGCGGGCTGGCCGCCTGATTGGCGGTGTCGCGGCTGCTTTGGCGGCGGTGGCATCGGGCAACGTGCAGGGCGCGATTGACATCATGCGCGACGTGGCGGCCGAGAACGAAAAAACCGCCAAGGCCATGGAGGAGCGCATCAAGAAGATTGCCACCGGCGGTTATGAAGAACTCGGCAAAGCGGCCGCGGACACAAACAAAGTCATCGACGATGCCAACAAAGGCATGGCCAAGAGCACCGAGGACTATGCTCGCAGTGCCCAGCGCAGCCTACGCGATCTGGTGAGCGCCGAGAAGGCCGCCCAGCGCGATATTGAGCGCATCCGCGCCGAGCGCATCAAGACCGAGCAGCGCTATGCAGATGCCATTGCCGGCTTCCGTTCCGGCGGTGAGCGCAAGGCCACCTTCGGCGCCTATCAAGACCTCAAGCTGGCCGCCGACAGGGCGCTCGCGGCAGGTGACGCAGAAGGCGCCAAGCGCCAGGCTCAAGCCGCGCTCAAGGTGCTGCAAGACATGGCCGCCGCCGGCGAGAACACCTATGGTTTCGAGGGCTTCGCCAAGGGCCTGCTGCAGATCGAGCAGGCGGCCAGCGAGCTTGAGGAAAGCCAGGTTGAGAAGAAGCTGGAAGTCATGCGCAAGCAGCTTGAGCAGCTTATGACTGACATTGACGTCAACTTCAATATTGACGACAAGGCCAAGGCTCGGCTGATGGCCGAGGCTCAAGACCTGGCCGAGAAGCTGGGCGCCGCCATGGTCATCACCCCGAGGGTCGCCCTGCCCAAGCCCGGCGAGGCGGATGCTGATGGCTATGTGTTTGTGCCAAATGTGCAAAAGCCACAGGGCTTTGCCACCGGCGGTCACGTTCGCGGCCCTGGCACCGGTACCAGCGACAGCATACTGGCCCGCCTGAGTAATGGTGAATTCGTCATGCGGGCCGCCGCCGTGCGCAAATACGGCCCGGATTTTATGGCCCGCCTCAATGGCCTGCAACTGCCCGGTTTTGCCAGTGGCGGGCTGGTTGAGGCCGCCTCGGCCGCCGGCCCCAGCTTCCCGAACCTTGGCCGACTCACCCTGGATATGGGCGGGCAAGCCACCACCGTATATGTGGACCAGGGCAGCGCGCTCAATTTCCAGCGCCTGGCCGCCAAGCGCGGGCGCACCCACAAGTAACGCCACCCATCACAATCCGGCCCGCCTTGCGCGGGCTTTTTTACGCCTGGAGTTTTGCCCATGCAGCTTCCCCCGCTCATGCTCGGCGGTGTCGAGATCGTGCTGCAGGCCGGCGCCCCGGAATACACCGAGGAGCCCATCGGCGGCGAACAGCTGCTGCGCCTGAGCAATGGTGACGCGGTGAAAATGACCCGCTACCAGCGCATGGCCGGGGTAATCAGCGGACAGGGGTGGATACCGCCTGCGCTGGATGGCCTCGACTACAGCCTGCCGCTTGAGCTGCGCAGTACCCAGGTTAGCTCTATGCAGGGCGCCGGCCCTGAGTTCACTCTGCCCAGCACCCCACGCCCCGATCACGCCCCATGGGCGTTCGCCTTGGTAGGGGCTGAGCTCATCCCCACGGGCTGCGCCACTGTTGCAGGCGTGGCCACCGTTGCCGAGGTGGTAGGTGCCCGCGCCTATCAGGTCTGGTGGCTGCCGGTCTACTCGGTGTTTGCCAGCCGCCCCGCGCGGAATCAGTCCAACGTGGCCGCCACACAGGCATGGGCCTGCCCCTGGGAAGAAGCCTGATGCTCATCAACGGCGGACCAATCAACAGCGCGCCGATCAATGGCGCATCCGGCGCAGTAGCAGCCCCAGAGCCCGAATATGTAGTAGCCGGCATCAGCTACCGCTGGCGCCTGCGTGTGATCGTGGGCGGTGTGGACATGAGCGACCAGGTATTGGGCGAAACCGATACCGACCGCGAGGCCGGCGCCGCTGGTGTGGGCGGGCTGGAGCTGTACCTGCCGCCTGGCCCCGTGGTGCCCAGCGATTGGGTGGGGCGCCCGGTAACGATTGATTTTATCTGGACCAGCCAGGGCGTTGCCCGCGAAGAGCGCCGCTACACCGGCCAGATCCTCGCGCCAAGCTGGGACGCCGCCAACCGCATCCTGGCCTGTGAGCTGAGCGACAACCTGCAGCAGCGCGTTGAGGCCCTGAGCGTGGCCGAGATAGACGCCCTGTGCGGCGGCTTCTGGTCGCCCGATGTATTCGAACCGGTAGACGGCCGCTCCCGCTGGGATTACGCCCTGGAGCGCATGAGCACCCGAACCGCCAGCCTGGACTGCTCGCCAACCGGTGAGCTGCGCGTGAGCAGCTGGTACGCCATGGCCACCCCGCACTATGTGTTTGGCCCCGGCACCACGCTGGACGGCAGCGTCAGCCTGCAACTGCCCGACCTGAGCCGGCTTACCAATCGGGTAGTGATTGAGGCGGATTACCGCTACACCCGCCTGCGCCAACTGAACGAAAACTGGCAGTGGGTCGGCGGTGGCTTCTGCGGCTGGTACTTCTCTGATACGAAAGAGCTACCCACAATTGAAATGATCGAGGACGCGGTGGCCGACTCTGGCAGCCAGCTGATGGCCATGCCGATCTGGGACATTCTGCCGCCCAGCCACTCAGACCCCTGCTCCATTGGCGTGCCATGGGTAAACGTTTTCACCAACCTGCTGCTGGGCGCCACGTTCAGCAGCGCCCGGCGCTGGGCGCAGCGCGTGACCGAGCGCTACACCCTCACCGTCGAGGTGCCCACCAGCGTCGCCCAGGCCGGCACTGTGGTGGCCAGGGGCGGCGGCGCTTTTGAGGTGGAGAGCGCTCAGGCTGAGGCGTGGAGCAGTGAGCCCTTCGACAGCGGCATCAGCGGCCACACCGATGAGCGCGACGAGCCCCGCCGGCAGGCCTTCTTTGCCGTGCTGCTGCGCCAGGCCCTGGCTCAGCTGGTGGACGCCCACCGCGCCACCCGCATCACCCTGAGCCTGCCCACGCCCATGGCGGCCGGCATCGACCTGACCCACACCGTGCTGCTGGATGACCAGGGTATTGCCGCCCAGGGCCGCGTCACCCGCCTGCGCGATGTGTTCGACCATGCAGGCGGCACCGCCATCACCACCCTGGAGCTGGCCGTGATGCGCGGTGGCGGCGCCGTGAGTGACCCGCTTGTGCCGCCGCCCTCGGTCGATGAGCCGCAGGATGACAGCTACACCGTCACCAACCTGCCCACCCAACTGGGCGGGCGTACAGATTCACCGCCCTATGACGACGAGCTGCCCGGGTTCGCCGGCAACTACTCCACCGGATCGGGCGAGCAGTACCCGCGCCGCTTCGACCTGCCGGCCGTCGAGATCCCGGCCGAGCAGCGCGACGAACTGCCGGTGCCGATTGAGGCCACGTACCGCGTGGCCATCCCCAACGACCTGCTGGAGCTGTAACCATGGCCACCCTCGCAGACCAACGCCGCGCCACCCGCGACAGCATCACCGCCAGCCGCCAGGCCACCGGCGAAGCCGAGCGCAAGGCCACCGGCAAACGCCTGGAGGCCGAGCGCCGCGGCACCGCCGTGGTGGAA